GGTCACCTAACCCGCGTTTTCGCCCAATTGTAAAAAAGATTCCTTACCCATGCCGGGGGTGCTGCCGACATCAAAACTTTATTCCGTTTACCATCAATCATATATACATTCTCTATCATTTTAAGCTTGACACGTTTCGGATTTACTCGCCCATATAACAATTGTCACAGGCAGAGGCGAGTGCTTGGGCCTTGGACAGTGGTTCCTCGTGACGCCTGATCCCAGCTATCAGTTCGCGAATAACGTGAGCCGCTTCAGGTGCAACGTCGTCGAGGTGCGCCAGCTCATGCTTCACCCGATAATGAATCGCTTGCTTCGTTAACCCCGATTGATCACCTCGCGTTGCATAGGAGTCAGTCAGCTTCTCCACTCGTCCGTGAAGGACTGCGATGACCAAGGCGAACGCGGAGCGATTGCGTGCCGCGATCATGGCAAGCCTGATGACGAGGTCGGTTCCCGATTCAACCTTGAGTTCGTTCATCTCCTCGATGCGCTCGGTGATCTCGGAGACGATGCGGGTCAGCTCGACTGATTGCTCGGTTGAGTAGGGACGCGATGGACGTGCAACGGGCACGGAATGGATGGCGGCGGTGATCATTGGGGCGTTGGCTTACAGTCCGTGAAGCGGATCGTTGAGCAGATCCATAATCTCGGGTGCGAGGGTGACGTCTGCGGTTCCGGTCAACTCGCCTGGGTTCTCGTCCGTGAGCTGATGCATGAGCCTCTCAAGTTGTCGGATGCGGTCGGAGTGCTCGCGTGCGATCTCGCGGAGCCGGGCGCGCAAGATGCCGGCGGCTCGATAGGCTGCGAAGTGAATTTCGGAGATGGATTGCTTTGTCGTTTCCATGATGCTTTTATTGTTGGTTTATACTTTCGGGAATTGAGAAGCTGACTCCTGAGCAGAGTTCGCGGATGCGGCGGATGATATCCTCGCCCAAATACTCCTCGCCGAAGCGCTGCTTAAGTTCATCGCCCGTAAAGCGGGACGTCAAAATGAGTGGGAGTCCGAGGCCGTAGCGCTTGTCCAGAACCTCCCAGAGCAAAGCTGCCATTGCCGAGGTCAGCTTTTCTTTGCCGATGTCATCGATCATTAGGACGCGTGCCCGGCAGAGCCAATCGACGGCCTCGATGTCGCGTGCGGCCTTTGAGAGGATGCGCCCCAGTTCAACGCCAGTCAGGACGATCGGGTTGAATCCCTCGCGCTCGAGTTCGCGGGCGAGAGCCCAGAGCGCAGTCGTCTTGCCTGCGCCAGACGGACCCCTTGCCGCAAGTCCCTTCCGGTCAAAAGGGCGCCATGCCGTGAAGCGCTTGAATGCCGCCTTGTCAATCGCCGGCGGGAGGTGACCGATGATCGCATCCCTCGTTTTCGGCGGGCAGTCGGAATCCCATTTCGGCGTCAGGGAAATCGTTGCGTGTGCTGATTTTTCGCCGTCAAAATGCTCTCGCGCTAAGTCCATGCACTTATCACAGCATGTAATGGCAAAGCTCATTTCGTTGTCGAAGCAGTTAATGCGGAAGGGAGTGGGGTCAATAACGGATTTACAAACCTTGCAACGGGGTTGACCGACCTCCCATGCGTCTGATCCGCCGGCGCCCCATGTTCGGGCGAGTTGGAGTTCGTAGCGGGAGCGGTGCGCCGGGTCCGGGTGAATGTTCAGGCCGGTAAGCCTGGCGACGTTGTTTGCCTCGATTTGGCCGATGGTTTGGGGTTCTTGCTTCATTTTGTGGGTTGTTTTGTTGATTCCGGCGAAAGCTATGCCCTAATTTCCGATTTTGTCGGGCAGGTTGGTATCTGGATAGCCATTTTCAATCAAAATCGTTTTAAGGGCCATTTGCGGCGGTTTTAGAAGCCGGAGTCTCCGTGGATTCGTTTCTGGTGCTCGTAGCCGGCTGAGTTGGTCGGCTTGGCGCTGATTCCTCGCTCTGCCCGGTTCAGCCAGTTGCAGAAGAACTGCCGGGAGCACTTCCGGTTGTGCTCGGAGCACCAGCGCGTTGCCTTGGCGAACTCCCGGTCGATGTCGGTGCCTGTGAAGGCCGGATCGGTTTTCAGGCCGGCGAGCCATTCGGCGTCGGTCGGTTTTGGCGTCCTTGGCTTTTTGGCTTTCGGCTTTTCGGTTTGCGCCTGATCCAGTTTCAATTCCTCCGTTGCGTTGGTCAGGGTCGGAGCCGCAGGCGCCGATTCCCTGACATGGTGCCCGGTTTCCCCTGCACCCCTTCCCAACGCATTACATGTTATATCTTCTAGCTTCTGGCTTCTAGCTTCTAGCTTCTTAGGCGTTACATTTGCGTTACATGGTGGCGTTACCGTTGCGTTACATGCCATTTTCTGCCGATGGTGCATGACGCGCAACCTCGTTTGTTCCAGCGTGATAGCGTCCTTTGTCATGCGTCGATTCGTTAGCGTTACATCACCGTTACATGCCAGCGTTACAGAGGCCACGCCGCTCTGTTCGAGTTCGCTGATAATTGCCTCGGTTTCTGGCACGGTTCCGCCGATAATTCGCGCCCACGTTTGGACGGAAAAGGTCAGCGTTCCCCGACTCTCTGATCCATGCAGCATGCACAGAATGTCGATCCATGCGCCCTTTGCCGGCAGCGATAAAAGGCAGGTAGCCGCCTTGAAATCGGCGGGGTAGAATTTGAAAAAAGGGAGCTTCATGATATGCAAATCCGGACGTTTTTCGTCCTAATCGCGGAAATAGCGGTCACTGATCCGCATGATTTCCCTTTCCGCCTTCATCTTCCGCAGTTCGTTGACTGCCAGTTGCACGCATTCCAGCGTCGTGCATCCCTCGCCAAGGGAGAATTCCTCGACCTCGCAGGCGATGCGCCCGAGCATTTGGGAATGTTCCCAGAGTGCCTTTATCTCTTCGGTTTCGTGCTTATATGGATCATCCATTGTAGTGTTTTTGTTTTGGTAAAATAAACGGGCGGCGTATATGCGAGCCTCGAACACACGCCGCCCATCGCGGAAGACTGCCGCGCCAGATCCCCTACGAGGTAGGGAAAGTTTTTTCAGTCACTGAAATGGTCCTCGATGTGCTGGGTGATGACCTCGATGGCCTGATCCAGCGTCCGGACGACCTCGACCTTGTAGCCTTCTTCCATGAGCGCGACATGAACCGCTTTTTGCACCGGCGAGACTTTGCCGGCCTTGCCTGCCTTCAGCTCCAGGAACAGCCCGTGGTGCTTGTCCGTTCCGATGCAGAGCATGAGATCCGGCATGCCTGCGCGGACGCCTTCACGCTTGAGTCTTGAAGCCGTGGCGATATTGCGGAAGCCCCCGTTTGGGATGGCAAATAGGACGGCGCGAGAGCAGCCGAGGCTGCCATGAATGTAGTCCCACCATGTCATGAGCGCCTGCTGGAGCCGTGATTCGTCGTTTTTCATTTGGCGCCCTCCCTTGCTTTGCGCTTGAGTGCCTTGAATTCGCAGATCGTCGTGTAAAGCGATCCGGACGAGACTCCGTTAGCGGCTGCGATGTCCTGCACCGCGCCCTTGAGCCGGCCGGCGACCATGCGTTTTGCGAGTTTGCGCACCAGCCCGTAGCTGGATTTCGTTGCGGCGACAACGGGCATTGCCGCTGCGCGGGCGCGCCCTTCGGCCTCGGTCATGTATCCGACCATGCCGTCTTTCCTGAGCCTGTGCCTGTCAGCCGGGGTCAGTGCATACTTGAGGTATTCGCCGCCGGTGAGATACTTGTCCGCCAACTGCTCCGAGAGGTAGAGGCAGGCCGTTGTGGTTTCTTTTCGTGAGGTGTCCATTTTCTTATTGGGTTGAGGTTATCCTGCCAAAAAATACGCGGTCGGCACGAACGACGCGTGCGATCATCTCGCGAGCCTGACTCCGATTCGCGTTCCTGAAACGCTCATATTCGTCCCGCGTGCAGTCGCCGATCAACTTGTAACCGGGAGATCCCGGCCACGAGATCACCTGATCTGACTTGGATGCGACCGCCCTGATCTTGCGGTCGGTCCAGTTTAGGACGGATGCCATATCGCGCGCCGTCAGCCATCCGTTTTGAGCGAGAATGTTTTCCATCCTCGCGATGTCCTCCGGTGTTACGCCGGCAGGACCGTTTGATAACTTTAGGGTGAGTTGGTTCATGGGGTGAATTTAATTTGCAGGATATATTACACAAAATTTTCGATCAAGATTTTTTCTCTTAATTTTACGTGGTGTTCGTCGTGGTGTTTTTTACAAAGATGCCTAACTTCCCTTGGCTTACTGTAATCATCGTGATGTCTTTCGGATTTTGGATTTCCGCAAACCTCACATGGTTGTTTAGGGATATGCTGGCTTAGGCTAATTGCGCGGAGTTTCTCTGGGTATTTCGCGAAATATTTTTTCGTAATTTCGCGCTTTTTCTCGTTTGTTGGTTTATAACCCACGCCCAATTCACGATATTTTTTAGACTTTTCCCTATGCCTTGCGCGTTCGTTAATGACCCACCCAAGATCAGATGATTTTAATTTTAGGCGAGCAGTAGAATCTCGCCTAGTGCAAGATTTACATTTTCCAAGATGTCCATCCTTCATGGCTGGATGGGCATAAAATTCCGAAATCGGCAGTGATTGATGACACTTGAAACAGGTTTTCATGGTGTCATCAATTGGTCATCAATCTGCCGGAGTCAACATTAAAATGGAACGGAATCTTCGCTCGCATTCCCACCCGGAATAAGTGCCGGGATTTGCTCGGTCGGAAGGGGGGAATGCACCGGGAATACCGGACGGTTTCCGCCCTGATACGGTGCCTGCGATTCGTCCTGTGGTGCGTCCTTCCCGCCCGCAATGAATGAAAAGTTGTCCGCGACGACCTTGAGCTTGCTCCGCTTCTGCCCGCTGGTCTTGTCCTCCCATTGCTCAAGCTTCAGCCGGCCTTCGATTAAAATCGGCTTTCCTTTGATGAAGAACTTCGCGATGTTCTCGGCGGTATTTCCCCATGCTTCGATATCGACGAATGTCACCTCGTCGCCGACCTTGGATTTGCGGTTGACCGCCAGGCCAAACTGGCAGACGGGATTTCCCTTCGGCGTTGCCTTGAGTTCAGGATCGCGGGTCAGATTTCCGATCAGGATGACTTTGTTGTAGCTCATGGTTTTTGTTTGTTCATCAGTTCTTCAATATGCCGCTCGCGATCTTTCGGATTATTTATCAAGTTCTCGATCCATGCCGCCGGATCAATGGTTGCAACGTGAGTCCATCTGTTGCGGTCAATGGGTTTTTCGCCCAGATAAACGCATAGGGTCCGATATGGCTTCCGCGTCGATTCGTAAACGAAAACGATTCCTTCAACGGGAACAACGCGATGTCTCATGGTTTTTGTTTCGGTTTTTTCGACAGGAATTCGATCACGTCATCCCGGACCAGCATGTCGTCATCGGGAAAATAAGTGAAGCTCTCGCCCTGAATCTTTGCGCATCCAAAATAGCGGGCGATTGAAAGCTGGGTTTGCGAGACCTGAGTGTAGAGTATTTGGGCATGCGCCCCGTATTTCTCAATGAGTTCGGTCTGCCTGTCTTTGAGTGCTTGAAATGTGATCTTCATGTGAAAATCTCCTGCGTCGCCTCGATCGCCTTGCCGACATACCAAGCTGGAAGGCTCAGCGTCTGGATTCCCTTCGGCGCCCCCGGCCATTCGTTTTTATCGTAGCAGTCGCGCAGGTGCTTCAGGTCGGTGATGATCTCGCGCTCGGCAATGGCCAGCGCCGTATCGTCAAGCTGGTAGACGACGCACTGGAACGGTGCCTCCTTTTCAACTGCGATAAAGTAGAAATCTGGGTGATCCGTGATGCCCAGCGTTTCACAGAAAACCTCGCGGTAGAATGCCGCCTGCCGGTGATAGCCGAAGGACACGAGGTTCTTTTCGAATGCACCGCGATCCCCGGCGCATAGGCTTCCGCATGTCTTCACGTCCACGATGTAGGACCTTGACGCAGGGTCGATCTTAACCGCGTCAGTCCGGCATTGAACGGTGAAGTGCTTCATCTGCCTGCGGAACACTACCTCCGGCATTGCCAGCGGATCAGTCAGCAGTTCAGCAGCGGCATCGTTTTCAGCGACGGCATTGAGCATGGAATGCACGAGGTGCGCGTCCTCAATCGTGATCAGCTCGCGCCCGGACTGGTCGGCGTTCGACTCCAGCGCCGTCCAGTATTCGATTGCGGCAATGGTATCAACACTCGGCTTTTTCGCAACAAATTGCGCCTTCGTTGGTCTTTTAGGTGCGTCCGCCGGAATGACGGAAAAGAGCTTTCGGAATGCGGCGTCGCCTTCGAGCAGGTAGGAGTGCAGCGCCGTCCCGATCAGCATCGCCTTCGACGGCGGATCGCGTTCCAGCGTCTTGGCGACGTGCTTCTGGTAGTAGTAGAGCGGGAGGCGCCGGAAGTCATTCAGCTTTGAATGCGAGACGGCATCCGTGCCGTGGTAATCGGCGTTCGACTCGCCGTGGATTATGCCGGTGTTCATTTCACCACCTCGGCGTTCGCATCCTGCGCAACCTCGATAGGCTCATCGTAGCGGATATCATCAATCAGGCTTGAAAGTCCGCCAGCGGGACGCGCCGGGACGGGAGTCACGTTGATAGCGTCATCATCCTTTTCCACGGCCTCGCGGATCTCGGGTGAGAGCGGAACCCATTTGAGAGCGCGCCTTGCAACGGTCTTTTTCGCCATCTCATTCCAGTCGGTGACCCAGGGACCGGAGCCACCGGCACGCGAGCGCTTGCGGATTGCGTCAACTTCATCGCGGGTCATCACCTCGGATTTCTCGCCACCGTCCTTGAAGCGAACGACGCAATAGGCGGCATAGACTGCGCCGCGAGGCTCACGATAGTTGACCTTGTGCGTGATGCGTCCGGTATCCGATTCGAAAACGTCCTTGTCGCAGACCACGTCGGAATGGATGTTCGAGACGGTGCCGGACCTGAGCGCGAGTTCCACCATGCCCTTGTAATCGAGGATCAGCGTGCATTCGTATTCGCCGCTCTTGTTGTTCTTGAACGGGATCAAATGCGCCCGGCGCCCATCCGGTTCCAGTCCTGCGGTGGACAGGTCGAGAATGCAGCGGCAGACGCTCGCCGGCGTGCATTTGGCGAGGAGTGGCGTGCGCGTGATCGCGGTTAATGCGACGCGGATCTGGCGCTCGGGCGTGAGATGACTAGGCAGCGCCTTGGCAATCTGTTCGGAAAAAGACGGCGAGGAAAGCCAGTCTTTGACGGTGTTCGTTTTCGCGATTTCTGTGCTCATGGTGGTGTATTTGTTGTGTTGTTGTTTCTGACGGAGATTGAATCAAATCCGCTTTGCGATCCTGCGCCCGAGTTCACGCAGGTTTTCCCGTGTCGCATTGCCGAGCGCCCCTTCCGCCAGCCTGCGCGATGACTCGGACAGTCTCATGCCGAGCTTGGAAATAGCGATCAGGATCGCGGCGACAAGAATCCAGAATTTGAATTTCATGTGGCGGATTCTCCGATTTGCTCGATTGCGAGTTCGCGGATATATTCGGCTTCGGTTTCGTCTACCTCAATCAGCTGTCCGCTGTCAGCGTCGGTGACGGAATCAACTTCGGCGATGAATGCGCCGTTATAGCGCCCTGACTGCTCTTCCGGGCATCCAATTTCGGATGCGTAGGCGAATATCGTAACGTCAGCGATTACGCGGATCTCTCCGGCCTCGCGGTCCAGTGTGGTGTGTATTTTCATGGGGAAGAGGTGAACGGGAGCGGCGGCGCGGTGCTTTACGAACAGCGCGCACCCCTACGCTCTGCTCGTTTTTTTCCGTCTGCCGCCGCTCCCGAAAATTGAAATAGCGCTCCTCAAGGAATCCGACGATTGCACCGAGCGCAAGACCGGCACCCACGATTGCAAACAGACAGATAATGAGGGTTGCCAGGTTCATGCGCCCAGAATTGAGCGCATGCCTTCAGTAAATCAATAATGAATTACCGACCGCCTGATTTGTCGTATGCGTTTTCCACCGACACCGGAGCGGACGTGAACCAGCCGGAACGCTCGGCCCATGCGAGCATGGTGGAATCCAGCGCCAGAACAAAGGGCGCGGTGTAGGTGGTTTCCGTCCCGCCGTCGATGGTGTATTTTATCGTCGCGGAAGGCGTGGCGCATCCGAGCGTGATCGTGATTGCGCCCTGGCCGAGCGTCCCCGTGTAGCTCCATGTCGGTGTTGCCACGGCAGACATCGCCACCGAGTTAAGCGTATAGGGGATGATCACCTCGTTCGAGCGCGCCAGCGTCGCGTCAGAGAATGCGCGGATGCGGAGGAGCGTCGTCTTCGTTATCGTGATGCCTCCGCCGGGAAATGCCGGCGATGCCGAATTAACCTCGGAATTGTCGGTCGTATAGCGCGCCGTGGTGCCCGCCACAGTTGTGGCCGTGATCGCCAGCGATGTATTGAACAGCTGCGGACCGGGAGAGACAGAAGGCGCAGAGATCGGGACGAAAGTGTCGTAGCGGAACATGCCGACGGAATCACAATAGGTATTTGCCGCGTTGGCGAAAACAGAGATCTTCGCAACGACCGTTGACAGCGGAGCCGATGCGATGACTTCGACGGTCTCCCAGCCTCCTCCAACAGCGGGCGAGCTTTCAATTAGCGAAGTGTCATCGCCAAGCTCGTCTTGAAAGAATACTGAGACCGTTGCATCTGCGCCATTCACCCTCGCGCGCGCATGGAATCGATCGCCGGGACGGCAGGCCACCGCATATCCGTTGATTAAATATCCTCCGTTGGTTGAGCGTCCGCCCCATCCATATTCGCCTGCATCGTCTTCGATCAGCCAAGACGCAGATTGGGCCCACCCAATATCACCCTCCTCAAAGAGCGGATTGTAGCACAGATTCGACGGATCTCCCAGCAGCGTGGTTCCCTGCCCGTCAGTTGTGCGCGCCGCGATGACGTGATTATTCACCTGCGCCCAGCCGGACAGGACGTGCATCACGGACTTGGCACGCACGCGCACATCGTAGGACGTTAGATCCGTCACCCCATCGATGAACGTGAACGTATTCGCCCCCGGCATCGGCGCGAGCGCAGTCCATTCAGAGTCCGCAGATTTCTTGAATTGAACCTCGATTACCCCCCCGTCCGTGACGAAAACATCAGCAGGAGGAACCCACGTCACGAGGATGCGCGATGTGATCGTGCCGTCCGTTTTTTCAAGCGCGACGGATGCCGACGAACTGAGTGTGAGCATGCTGGGCGCCGGGATGATGGACGCATCGAATATCTCTGGGTTGATCGCCGGCAGGACGGTGGTTTCATCATCGGCGGCGATCCAGTTCCAGATCGCGGCGTCGGTCTCGCGCAGCACGAGATCAACTCCGAGCACGGGATCGTCTTCGCCGCCCTCTGCCTTGAATGAAAAATCCGTTACCTCGAAGAGCTTGTTGGTGAATCCGAATCGCGGAAGCGTAACCGAGATCACATCCCCGGCGCGGCAGTTGAGCGCGGTAAGGTTCGCCGGGAAGTTGAGCGTGAAGTCGCGGCGGCTGCGTTCCAGCGCGATCTTCGCCAGCCGCTGCGCCGTCGCCGCCGAGGTCGTGAGCGGCAGACCGAGATCGTGCCAGACGCGCACGCCGCCATCCTGCGCCGTGTAGCTCGCGTTCGTCATCGGCGGATAATCTGCGACCTGCCAAAGGTTGACCGCTGCCGTATATTCCCCCTTCACGCCGTTGAATGACTCGCGGATCGGATCGCCCGTGAGAAGGCCGATTGGCCCGCGGGCATTGTCTTCGGTTAGGTTTAAGACCGGCGTGCGGTGCGCACCGGCAATCGCCCGAAACTTCCCGCTGATGTAGGGAAGGAATCCCGCCATCGCGTCGATCATGTCCTGAATCGAAGAACCGGGAGAAACGGAGGAGTCAATCATTCCGTTGATCGTGTAGCGCGCCTCGTCGAATCCGGCCTTGAGGTCCACCCGCTCGTCGCAGATGTTCGCAGCGGCAATGAACGACGGCTCGTCGATTTCGGAAGCCAGCGCGCCAAGTCCGAGGTTTGCGTCGAGCAGATAGTCCCGAAGACAGAGCGCCGCGTTGTCAGAGTAAGCCGTCGTTGCTGTCCGCGGGTCGTAAACCTTGCGGCCTTTGATCACTACGGAGATATTCGGAATGCCCGAAGTGAACAGCTCAGAATTGTATTTCAACCGGACGTAGGAGTAGCAGATGCCCTGCAGCCGGTGATCCGTCGTCCAGTCGGTTGTCTCCGCGACCAAGTCCGTATCCGCCGTCTGAGTCGGAGAGCCAAGGTGGAATTTTGCGCGCACGTGCCCAGCATATTTTCCGACGGCATCGCCGGCGCCATCGAGAGGGACGACCTCATCGTTCAACTGAAGGCTGTCAATCGACTCGCATTCGTGCGCGGCATGGGCGACGACGAGGTGCAGAAACTCGCGCTTATTGCCCGACGTTCCGATGTAGCAGAAGACGCCTCCAACGCGGATTTGCCCGTAAACGATGCGCCTGGAGTAGTTCGGCTCACGGACGCTGAAGGTGCGCCCGGAATCGAGGCCATTGCGCCTCGCGGCCTTCTTCGCCTGATGCCGGGAGTAGGCTATGGACGCGACGAAGGCGACGACCTTGATCACGAACCAAACCTTGCCGGCGGTGCTCATTGCCGCCCACGCTTTGGCTATGAATGCAAAAACTTGAGGCATTATTCAACCCTCCATGCCCTGCGGCATTTCTCGATGCCCATTGGGATGAGTCCGTTTTTGCCTACGAAAAATGCATTCACAGAATCCATGATGCCGAGCGCCTGTCCGTTCTCGGTGTCGATCAGAACGACGTCTCCGCGACGCGCGAGCTTCGGCGTTGGCAGTTCGGTGATTCCGTGCTTTTCAAAACAGGTCCGGTAAAATCCATCTTCAATCCCGCCGTGAGCATTCAGTAGCCTATGCGCCCCGATTGCAGTCCTGTATTTACCGCGAAAGGTTCCATCTGCCGGGTCAACCCCGGTTATCGCCTTGATCCCGTCGCACGCGAAAAGACAGCAGTCATTAACGCCCCACGCGAACGGGACGAAGCGCCGCTGTTCCAGAAACCCGGCCAGAATAAAATCCCAGTTTTTAAGCCTCATTTTTAATCGACGTAGAGCGCCTCGCGGTGACCAACACCGCTGCCGATATTTTTATACGGAACACCCCAGTTGATCTCCATCTCCTGTAATGCCGCGATATACGCCAGCCCCTTGTCTCCGGGGAAAAGGTTCTTCTGGTCCAGGTCGGTGAACCTGCGCTCGCGGTTGCGTTGTAAATCGGCAAGCCGCGATTCTGCGGAGAGGGAAACCGTCGCCGTTTCACCCTGGTCGCTGATGGAAGGCTGATCCATTCGCCCCGCGAAAATCTGCACCGGGTCGGCCAGCAGCGTGCCCGACCCATCAAAGCAACCAAACCAGAGCGAGCAGACGCGGCCCCGTGAACGATTGGCGATCACCTCGGCGATTAGGTTTGAAGGAACGCCGCTGAGGGTAAAAACAATCCCGTTTGCCCGAATCCCGGAAGTTTCCTGCATCGGCGAGACGCCGAGAAAATCGCCGAGGCCAGTCCATGTTTCACCAGCCCAGACAATCGGATGGTTTGATGTCGATACGCGCACCGCGCCGCCAGAAAAATCGAAGTATCCGAAAATGACCGGGAAAATGTTGCCTGCGGAAACCGCGGCAACCATTGGCGCTGTCAAATTTCGGCTCATGGGCGGAGGTCTTCAACGGCCTGAAATGAAAGCCCGAAAAGGCTGGCGTTGGTGACAGACCATTCCACGGGTCCAGTCAGTCGGAATTTTCCGCGAGGCGAATTGATCACGACGGAAGATCCATTTACGGGAGATGAGCGCAATCGCGGCCAGAGCGTAAGCGTCGAGGCGCCGGAGCCATCAGACGATGCAGCCATGACGACCTTGTGCAGCCGGTTGGTGGAAACCGGAGCGGAAGTCGTGGCGACGTAATCGCCCAACGCGGCAGACGGCGACATCTGCCATGCGCCGATATCGCAGTTGCATGCTGCCGAAAGCAGGACCGAGGTTCGATTGACTGAGGCGGCAGTCTGCGGAATGGCAACGGATAGTCTGGTCCAGACACCCGAGGGCGCGGAGAAGTTGGCGCTCGCCACGCCGGACGGATTAAACGCGGAGCGCGCTTGAATCGTCGCAGTCACGCTCACGCTCGGCTTGATGTAGACGCTCGCGATTGCCGGCGCCGGAATGTGCGCTTGATCCTTGTAAATTGAAAGCGAGGGATTGGTGTATCCGGTCACTCGCGCGGCATTATTCGCCGCACCAAAAGGATCAGTTGCGGCATTATTCGCCAAGCTGCCGGAGTCTGTTCCCGAGGTTTGCGTCGAGTTCAGGAACAGGTTCGTTGACCCTAGTTGAACCCAGTCGCCGGCTCGAATTATTCCGTTCGTCAGCGTTGTCCAGCCTGCCGTGACTAGATCGTATCCGACCTGGCTCGCGCCCGATACGGTAGGCGCCCCCGTTGCGATTCCCTGCGGCACGAGGCCGGAAGGATCTCCGAGAAGGAATGAGCCTTCAGCTCCATTCAGCGCAGTCAGCGCCGAGATCCAGCGTTCGGCGTCATCCCGCTGCATCGGCGGCAATTCAATCTCGGCCTCCCATATCTGGCCGCGCCACGAGTAGGTCTGCGTCTGCAGCGTGAACGGCGAGACCGAGGTGGCGACGACAGAGCGCGGGCGAATGCTGACGCCGGACGGTTTCGGCGACGACGGGAGCGGGAGCGGGTAGATTGCAGCCACTTTAAGCGGTGATTCCCCTTATGCGGAAGTCGTTCGTCGCGGACACCGCGCGCTGTTCAATTGAGCCGTTCAGCGTCTTGATCATCTGTTCGAGCCGAATGAATCCGGCGCGATCCGCAGACCGCGCGTCGATGTTGTAGGTATCGCCGCCACCGCCACCGGAGGACATTGCATGGTTCGGGATGATGCGTCCGGCCTGCGACGGTGTGAACAGTTCAGGCCCGTTTTCTCCAACGAGAAATGTTTTGCCGGTTGAAACAGGACCACCGTCAGCCTTGCCACCGCCGAAAAATGACGGGAGTGCAGATGTTCCCGTTAACCCAAACATCATATTCATAAGCGGGTTGATGATCGCCATGCGCGCGACGATTTCCAGCATCGTGCGCGAGATGATGTTCGCCAGCTCAGAGAAGCTCGCTTCTCCGGTCAGCACCATGTCCGCGAACGCCTGCCCAGCGCGGTCGGAGACGTTGTTCCACATCTGCGCCATCGATTCCCCGAATACCTCGGCGCCGGTCTTCACCTTGCTCAATTCGTCCGGCATCTTGTTGAGCTTCGCCAACTGGTCATCCATTTTGTCGGATGCCATTGCAACCGCGCGCCCGAAGGTCTGCGCGTCTATCGCGCCATTGTTGAACGCCATGCGCAGATTGTTTACCGTCTCGCCGTATTCCTCCATCGGTGTCCTTACTGACTTACGAATCGCCTCGCCCTCTGCTGCCAGCGAGGCGATGAAGTCCCGGTTTGCCTTCTCGAAAAACTCCATTGCGGCGAGACCTTTTCTTGCCAGCCTTTCCGCCTCTTTTAGCGCCGCATTTTTAGCCTCAAGCGCTGCCTTTGTGTTTCTTGTTGCTGTGAACAACTCCATTTCCGCGGCAGTCTGCTCCTTTAACGTAGCGACGTGATCCGCCGTCTCTGCATCGAGCGCATCCTGCACCCTTATCATCGCCTCCGAAATCGCCTTTACTGCCGTCAATGGGTTCAGGAGCCTTTTCCATTCAATCGCCCCCACGAACATGCCGATTGACTTTGCCGCCGTTGCAAAGCCGCCAAGAAGTTCGGCAACCCACTGCTGAACGACATTCCTCGCGCCCTTGAACGCCGCGTTCATTTCCATGACGCTTGAGATCGTATCCTGCGGGACACCGGGAATGCTTTCAATGTTCTGCGCGACATCGCGAATCTCACGCGCGAGCACCGCAAAGATCGATCCGCCGACCAGTGCCTTTGCCATTTTCCCCTGGAAAACAGTCGTGCTTCTGCTCAGTCGATCGATGCCTCCCTGCACGCTCAGGAATGCCGCGCGCGTCTTGTCAACCGCATTGATGCTGAATGTTACGACCGACATTTATCAGGTTTTTGGGTTAAGCGATTTATGGACCCGGTTTTGATGCGAGAGGTAGGCGATCCATCCCTGCAATTCGTGCTCCGGCATGTTCAGGATTTCGACTGCGGTTTTTCCGAGCCGCTCAGCGAGAGAATAGACAAAGAGAATGTCCGCCCCCTCGTCGGCGGCTAGGAGTTTTTTAAGTCGTCAACGCTCGGTGCGGCGCCTCCACCGGACATGATATCAGCGGCAACGCGAATGACGACGGATGAATCGGCCCTTTGCAGCAGCGTGGCTTTGTCGGCCAGCGTGAAGATTTTCGCCCCGTCTTTATCGCGCGCCTTTTCAATCAGGATTTTCACCAGCACACCGTAATCGTTCTCGCCCTTCGAGCCGGCGAAGATCCGCTGGCGCTCGGCAACCGTGACCGGCTCCGCGTAGATTACCGTGTCCCATTCCGGGACGTTGATTTCTCGCGTGCCGAGGCTTTCGAAATGCGCCGTGACTTTGCTTAGGATGTAGCTCATGGTGTGTTGTTTTTTGTTTAGACCGTCAGGGTCGAGAGAGGGCCGGTCCCCATTGCCGAGAACGAGGCTTCAACCATCGAATCATGCCGGGACGTGATGTCGAATCCGGTGATGATGGCGGACCCGCTCTTGTAGTGGGTCGAGGCAGCGATGCCGCGCGGATAGAGGTTCACTGTTACCGTGGCGCCGACGGTGATGATCGCCTGTCCGCCATCGACCGGGTCCCAGAACATGTCACCGGAGCACTGCCAGCTTCTGAGCGTTGCCTTATGCGTAGTAAACGCATCGCCGATGACTGTGTCTTCGGTCGTCGCGGTGGTTTCGTTGAGGGTATAGCCGCGAATTTCCGCGACCGTGGTCGTGCTGATTTTGAGCACGCCGTCTTTGCCTAGGCTGTTTGCCATAAATTTTAGTTGTTAAGGTTCGCGGGAAAAATACTTTACCATGAACGAGAGACGGGCGAGTCCGAAAGGTTCAGCCTCGTCGCCCTCGTATAAATAATCCGTGTTCGTCAAAAGGATGTCTTCAGCCTTGCCGCCGAGTTTGGAATCTGCCAGCGCCGCCGTGCGGATGATCTCGGAGGCTTCGTCAAGCGCGTCCTCCAGCGCTGCCGGCGTTGCGGCCTTAGCCCAGAAATCAACCATGATTGTCAGATTGCGCATCTGGAACCGCTTGACCGTGAGCGTTTGCGTGTCGGTTGTCTCTCCCTGCATCCAGATATAAATCAACGGCATAGCCGTGCCTGCCGTCAGGTTGTGCTTGCCTTTGTAAACCCGCGTCCCCACGAGTCCTGAGACATTGGTAAGTGCCGTTACGATTGCGTTCTTTATGTCTTTGCGTGCGCTCATTTTTTATGTGCGTGCTTCCACGACCTTAAACCCGAGGTTGGTTGCGAGTCCGTCCCGCAGCCGGTTCATTTTCCGCGCCATGATTTTTTCCCGATGCTTGACCGCATTGGAAACCATGCGCTGATAATTGGGAATTTTCACATTCAGCCCCGTGGCTTTGATGTATGGGTTTTCGCCCCAGTTGAAAGAAACCGTGCCTGCTTGGTTGCCATGCCGGGAAATCCAGCCCGGAGCCGTGCCGCCAGCGACATCATAGGCAGGTTCAAACGCACCCTTTGCCCAGCCCACGCGTTTTTTCAAGTCACGCAGATACGCGCCTGCAACGGAGTTTTTAACCCACATTTGGTCTTGCACTTTCCATCGCCCGATCTGCGAATTCGTTACCCGGCCCGTGCGCCCCGTTTTCTTGTTCTGATATTGCTTATGGAAATCCTGCATGGTCCCGATGTTGGCATCAGGTCTCCAGAATTTCCGCATAATCCTAATCGTCTTTGACTTCTCCCATCCCAGATTTACTCCGACTGTAAACGTGGCGTCACCTCGGCTTTTCTTGAGTTCCGATGCGCCTATTTTCTGGAAAAGGCCAACGGTTTGTGATGATCCGCCGCCCTTGGCTCCGCCGAATAGATCGGTGACGATTGCATTCTCGCCCTGTGCCTTGGTTCTCGGCGGCGTGTTCGACCAGATGCTTTTAATGAGTTCCTTGGTTTCCTGCTTCATCACGATGCCCGGAACGACCTTCACCGCCTTCGCCAGCTCATGAATCTGCCATGAGAGTTTAGATATATCAACTTTGATTTCTACCTGCATCAGATGACCTTTTTGACGTCGATTTCGATGCCGATCAACTCAGCATCGGAACGCACCCGTTCGACAACGTAGGTCACGCCTGCCCGGACGATGGTTTGACGCGGCGCCGGGAGGATCGGCAACTCGGTAGAAGTCGTAAAGACCGTGAATCGGTGCTCGTCGCGGAGCTGATCCTCCATGAAGTCGAGCGCGTTGGCCTGCTCTGCCCAGACGCCGGAAAAGGTCGTTGACCCGCCAAAGACTGCGGTCAATGCGCCGGCGCGCGAAAGGACTGCATTCCAGTCCGCCAGAAGGTTCGCCGTGTCGAAGTCACCCATACAAGGGTGCGTTTCGTCAATTTATTCGGGCGATCAGTTATACCGGGGTTAACCGGTTTATCGCGAAACCCTAATTTGGTTTTCGTGAATGAAATCATGCCGCGGGTCCAGATCCGGGATGTGGTGCCAGCTCGGGCGGACGGCGCTGGCAAGGATGCTCGGCGCGGAGTTGACCGTCAGCACGTGGCGCGCGGACTCAATCCATGCGACCAGCTCCGGGATTGACCGAAGCTCGAAGCATCCGAGATCACCCTTGCCGACAACGCAGACAGGAACGCCTGGGAACAACTCGTGCGACTTCAGGATGACCGCGCGCGGATCAGGCGGATTGCGCTGACTGTAGCCGCTCGGGAAGACGAGGCAGGCGGACGTCACCCACTTGGGAACATCGCGGGTGAACGTCTGCCAGCGGCGTGAATCAAAGACGATCTGCCTATCGCAGTCCGGCCAGGGCGCATAGATGAAATCCATCCAGTTATCGCCGGACGCCTCGAAGTCCTTGAACTTGTCCGGCCAGATTTGGAGATCGATCACCTCGGCGTCCTTCGGCATGTGCCCCGGCGATATCGGCGTGCAGTAACTCACGAGTTGAAACAGCCCGTGATACTGCGGCTTACACTCGATAAAGACGTGCCGCCCCTTGTCCGCGTAGTATTTCGCCAGAGGAAAACATCGCGCGATATCGCCGAGGCGCTCGTGATAGATGATGATTATGTCGCGTAGCATGGTAGATCGTTCGTAAATTCGTCCCTGTTTTTTCCGGCGACCCAGCCGTGAAAGCCGAAGGAGCAGGCGGGTCCGCATTCGCCCTCGCCGATGTAGTTTTCCCACGAGAACTTCCGGGCGATTTCAACTGGCGCATATCTCAGCCCCATCTCCACGAACGGTCGGTGCATCGTCCGGCACGCGAACACGTCGCCGGGCTGCCCCGAGTAAACGTGCCGAGCCATGCTGCATGCGTTCAGGAAAGTCTTTGACCTCAATGAGAAGCCCGTGTTTCCGACGCGATGCCCGGTGCCCCACGATGCCGGCCACGGCGCGCCGATCATATCGTATTCGAGCCATGCATCATCCCAGAACTGCGGGTTGATGATCCACCCGTCGTGCGAAACGAAAAGGGCGTGCTCGGTGTCCACGTCTTGCGCCAGTCCGGACACCTCGTAGCGCATCGCCTCCGCATAGTCCATTGCCCCACGGTCAATCCATTCGCCGGCAAACCATGCCGGCGGCTGATGAGGAGTGACCAGAGCAATGCGGGCAAACTTGAAAAGCGATGCGCAGTAGTTGAGCACGCGGGCGGATCTTGCGGCGTCTACGCCGTCGCAGGCGATCAGCGTTACGGTCGGAAGCGCCTTCATTTATTTGAAAAGATCACGGAACGGATTCTCCGGTCCCCTTCTTTCAAACGGGTTCCGGCCTTCCTTTATTCCCTGCTCGCGGCCTTTTTCGTAGGCGAGATTAAAGAGCTTCTCGACTCCGGCAGTGGAAATCGTGACCGCTTCCCGCGTCTGAAACGAGGGGTTCCGACGGATGATAATTTCCCAGAGTTCAGCTTTTGTCATTGGTTGTTACACGGCTCCCGTTGTTAATGAAATACTCGCATCCGCAGGTTTCAGGCGGTCCGTGAAAGAACACCCGAGCATGGTCGTCCAGCCGGAAAATCCACCGCATGCAGGATTCGCGAACGGCGAATTTTTCATTGGTGCATCGCGCGATGTCTGCGCTCATGGGGTGGTCAAAGACTGAACCCTCGGTTTCTTTATTCATGGTGCGTCAGGGTTTCTGCGTCGGAATGCTTCCTCGCCGCGCTTGTATTTCGCGACGTCATTTTGATGCGCGTAGGTGGCGTCCATCTCGCCCTTGCCGTGCGCCGGATGCATGTGGTGAAAGACGATGTGCTTTGCGTCGAAGACAATGCCGTCACGGTATGCCCTGTGGCTGAATTCGTCGTCGGACCATACGCCCTCATACTCCGGGGAAAACATCTCGCCGCCTTGGGCATTGTAGCGCGCGCGGGACATGATTGCCATGCACATGAGATTCCCCTTTCGCGCCCCGTCGCTGATCGCAATGGCAAACTCGGTTTCATTCGGGTCATGCCCTTCGACCTCGCGAAGAAGATCCGCATCCCAGCCGCGATAAGGCACCCAGTCGTCGGAGAGCTGAATCAGGATTTCGCCGGTGGCTTTCTTGGCTGCAAGATTCCAAGCGGAAACGCAAGTCCGGTCGGGACTGACGACATGATTAAAGGACTTCAGCCAGCGGAGTGATTCCTTGTCGTCAGCATCGATTCCGAAGATGTGCTCGATGCGTGCCGGCATCGTCGCGAGATCCAGCCACATTTCGCGGCACTGGATCGCCTTGTTTACCCGCCCCCGCGTCGCATGAATGAGCGAGATTTTGGGAACCTGACCGCCCCGCATCTGGGTTTCCTTTTCGACCGCCAGCGACTCCCTGCCCCTGTATCGATAGGCGCGTGCGAGCAGGTCATCCCTGCCCCATCCATCCCATTTCGGTTCGTAGCACCACAGTCGCTCATATGCCGGAACCGTCGGCGAATAGAACAGGTTCATCGCCCAGTGCATGGCGCGGGTCGGACTCTCCTCCTGAAACGAGCACTTGACCAGCGCCGCCAGCGCCTCCTTGTGCTGCGGGAACAGGTGGTGCGCCCGAAGCGCGTAGGTCGATGCCTCTTCCTTTTCTTCGGCTATTTCCGCGAGGTTCAAAAGGCATTGATACCGCATCGAGTCGTCGCCGCCGGGCAGCGAAAGAAAGATTTTCCCAAAGCGCCGGGAAAGATCGCGATCGCGCAGGTAAAAATACTCCTGGTGAACGTAGTAATACTTCGCCGGAGCTTCTGCGAGCGCTTGCGTGAGTATGCGCAGGTTACGCTTTTGCCCGCCTGCCTTCGGTCCTTCCGGCTTGTGCTCCCAGACCGGCACCGCTTGGTTTTCCCAATAGTCGCCCTCCTTGACGACGAAATTCTCATGGACCGGCCATTTCCAATCGCGACCGGATCGGAAGAGATCCGCGCGGATCAACCGTTCCCGCATCGTCTCCTTGCCGGACTGCGGGATGAGGTAGGGGAAACGGTGCATGACTACATCAGGTTTTTTCACCAGATCGCGGATCAACTCCGGGCGGTCGATCACGTCATCAGCATCGGCCCAGAGGAGCCACTTGCCCGACGCCTGCCGGAACGATTGATTTCGTGCCGCCGCAAAGTCATCGACGTGATCGAAGTTGCCGGCGGCATTGTGATACTCGGACCCGACGAATTCCTTGCCGTGCGAGGCACACCATTCGGCCGCGAGATCCCACGTGTCGTCCGGTTCTGTGGTGCCCAGCGCGCGCACGAGCGAGAGTTCATCGAATGCCGGCGCGAACGAATTCAGCATCCGGACGATGTGCGCCGATTCGTTGCCGGTAATTATGCAGAGAGTGATTGATTCCACGATGCGAGGCCGGGTCGTCAAAAGTAGTAACGTGCATTTACTACACGGAAATGATTCCCCGCCGCGAGACTGCCCCGAATTTTGGTTCGAGGTCTAACGTGCCCTCTCGCGCTTCATGATGACTAGCCCACCTAGGTATGGTTGCTTTCGCAGAGCCACAGGAAGGATCACCGCTCGGCCAGCACAGGCACGGGGAAAGTGAATAAAGAACGCGCTGCAATTACTGCGACCCGGCTGCGACTTTGTCAACGCAAAAGAAAGTCCCCTGCCGGGCGAACCAGCAGGGGACCAAACAACACACCATGAATCCGGCTTGAGCCGGAAGTGATTACGCGAAGCTCGTGGTGATCAGCGTGCCGGCATTGGCATTGGTCACCTTCTCGGTCACGTGATGCGAGGCGCGGATGACGATGGAGTTCGTCTGCGGCTCTTCGTATTCGAAGACCGACATGACCGGACCGTAGGCGGACCAGTTGATCGTATACTGAGCACCACCGGCGAGCATGGACTCAGCGCCACCACCGGCCCCGAGACGACCGACCCAGACGTAGGTATTATTCCAGATCGCGCCGGAGGCGAAATCAATACCCTCGGCGGCGGTGTCGTAGAAGTTCTTGCCGACAAGAACCTCCTTGACTCCGAGAGCCTCGGCAACAGCAGACTCGTCCACGTTGAGGATCGTGTCGGAGGCGACGCCGATTCCGCGGAGACGATTCTGGAGCTTCACCGAAGCGCGGGCTCGGTTAAATACGGCCTTCGACATGATGACCGACAGATTATTGTCGGACTCACCCTTGCCGAGCAGGCGGCTCTTCGCGGCGTCGATATCGAGACCGAGATCGAACGTGGCGATGTTGGCGAGGGTATACGCATCACCGGCAGCGGTGGATGTGCCGTAGTTGGTCTCGTTGAACGTCATCGCAGCGACGCGCAGCTCGTGCTCTAGGAGCGGCTTGCGCTTGGCCTGATTCGCGACGACGACGGCGGCGTTGAAATAACGCGACACATCGGCGGACGTGGTGTTGTCCAGCGGCAGCTCGAAGCCGTATTCCTGCGTGGAATAGGTGTCCTGCTCATAGGCGAGCGTGCCGCGAGCATAGGCGGCACCGGGCGCGCGTTGCAGGAACTGATTGCGCTTGAGGAGCTGCCCGGAGGTTAACTTGAACTTGGGATACTGACCGTCCTTGGCGTCAACATTGATGACGGGCGCGGCGCGGGTTCCGATAAGTCCGGACTCCCAATCGCTGGCCTCGACAATGACACCGGAGATATCAGCGCGGAATTTGACTCCGCCTACAGGTGAAAGTGACATGATAGTTTAGTGGTTAAAGGTTTGTTAGAAAGTCGGTGCGACTTCGATGATTGATCCGTTCGTGCTCGCCGAGTTAAGCGCGATGCCGATGGCGACCGTGCCGCCCGTGCGAACGCATTGACCGGCGGTGCCGGCATAGACGATATCGCCGCGGGTGACAGGCGCACCGGTGATCGACATCTTATGGGTGCCGGGGCCGGAGAAGAATTTGACGGTTACGTAATCGCCAGCGGCGGCGTCACGCTGCGCGATGCCGATAGGGACGACGGCGGTTGCGGAAGCGCCGATGCCCCGGTTATTCGAAATGGTGACGCCATGAAAGGCGGTAATGACGGCATTCGCGAGAAAGCTCCCGGCGCCGTTTGATTGAGTTGCCATGATTTATTTAGAGTTGAGGTTACAGAGTGATCACCTCGCCAGCGCGGACGCGGGAGAGATAGGTAGAGTATTCTTTCGGATTCGACTTAACGCAGAAGCCGATTGCCTGAACCTTCGATCCGAGTTCGGCGGCTTTGGCAGCGACGAGTTCCTCGAACTTCTTTTCGGACGGGGTTTCCTTTTCGGCGCTGGCTTTCGCCGGAGCGGTTCCGAATTGGGCGGCAAACAGCTTGAGCGCCTTTTCAGCGGCTTTTTCCGCGAGGTCGGTCTGCTTGCTCATTTCCTTTTCCTCGTCCTTCTTTTCGTCGTCAGGATTCAGAGCGGGAGGAGTTTCGAGCTTCGACAGTCGGGCGGAAAGCGGTTCGAGCGCAGCGGAAAGCGCGGCGTCGATGATTTCTTTGATTTTGGTTTCGTCCATTTCTTTGGTTGGTTGAGATTGTAAAGACGATTTGGATTCGTCCTTAACAAGAGGGCCGGCGTCAAACAGCCCCGTCGCGTTGGCGGCGGGTTCTGACACGAGGTCGGCGGAATAAATTTCGGTGCAGCGGGCAAAGTCGGTGCCGCCGACGTCCTCACGAGGCCCAGAGAAGGCGATGGAAAGGCCGAAGGTGTCGGGAATAACTGCCGCCAGCTCCATGATATACTCACGGTGCCTGGAGTTGCGGAGAAGGTTGAGGTCCGCCAGGAGCTTGTCGCCCTCGATGCGAAACTTGGTCAGGTATCCAACGATGTCACCGGCGTCCCCGGCATGCGTCATCTTCACCTTGAGGCCGTTGCGGTATTCCTCGGCGCAAGCCTTGACCTGCTCAAGCGTGGTCATGTCGACCATGATCCCGTGCCCGAGCGCGGGTCCGATGCTGATCACGGCGACGCCCCGGACGACGCCGGCCTCGGTGTCAATCGAGGCAAATTCGCAGAAATTCGCGGCAAACTGGTGGATCTTGGACCCCATACAAGGGTTTATTCCGTCAAAAGGTCAGATGATCTTGCCCTGAAAGATCCGCCGATTATCGACCGTGAAACTTCCGTTCTTCAGGTGCTCAACGCGGGCGACACCGTGACACCAGCGGTTGAGCGGCATGTAGCGCGGATGAAGGTCGCAGAGACAAGCGACAGACCAGCACGTCGTGATGTCCTCGGAGATGTCGGACTCGGTGTGCGATGACTCCTGATGAAAATGCCCGCAGATTGCGCTTTTCTTCGCGCGCAGGTAAAGCCCGCGCGCCGGATTCACCGGGTTGGAGATCGCAAACTTGTATTCATGCCCGTGCAGCGCGTAGAGGTTGCCGAGCTTGATCGGCTGCATGTCGCGCACCGTCTCAATGCCGAAGTCGGACGCATTGACGATCTGATCGAGCGCCATGATCGGCAAACCCAACAGCTCCGGGCAGCGAACCATGATATAGCGCTCGTGCCGCTCCTCGTGGTTGCCAAACTTCCAGACGAAGCGCGCCTTCGGGAACTTGCCTCTGAGCCAGCCGAAAAATTGCCGGGTGAGATCCACCTCGGCCTTGAGCTTGCGCTTTCGTGGATCGGTTTCCCAGCGCGACTGAGCATAGCAGTCCATGATGTCGCCGTTCAGGAGAACGGTATCGACCGGCTTTTTGCTCGCCCATTCGACGGCGGCCTCCACGGCGGCGCGGTCGTGATACGGGATATGCACGTCGTGCAGCGCGAGCGTGGCGCCGGGTTCGATGATGAACGGAACGAAGGCCTCGATGTCGCGGATTCCCTCCGGCATGCGCTCGAAGGTTGCGGACTGATGCCCGTGAACGACGGCGGAACACGGAATACACCTTCTATTCTTTGAGCCGTGCGCGCCCGTGGCATACCGGATCGCGCGTCGCGCATGTTCTGCGCTTGAGAAAACCTCCGGGTGCTCCGCGTGCATCGCCCGTGCGACTGCTTGTTTTGGTGAGCCGGGGAACTTGTTAATGAATTCCCGAGCGATTCCAACGACGAAGCCAGATTTATTCATGATGTAATGCTAGCGGAGGTCGTCAAATCAACCGCCAGCCAGATACTTCGCCAAAAAAACTATGATCGCGAACATCGCCGAGATCGTCGCGGAGATTCCAGCGACCTTGGCAAGTGTCGTATCGCGCCAGCGCTCCAGGTGGTTAACCCGCCCATTGGTAATCTTGGCCTGATCCAAAATCTGTCGAAGCACCTCGTCCTGCCTTTTAAGCGTATCATCCTGGCGGTCCATGCGCGTGAGTATCCGCGCGGCGAATGCGTCGAGTGAGGTCAGGTTGATGTTGATTTGCCGCTCGTCGCTCATGTCAATTTCGCTTTTGAATTTCATATTCCAGCCGGTTGATCGTGAGCAACGCGTCGCTCGTGAAGTTGGGCGCCGCAACTGCCGCCGCCTTGAATTCAGGATGCTCAATCAGGCGCTTCGCATTCTCAAGCGGAGCGGACGCGCAGCCGGTTAAGGCAAGCGACAGCCATACGATTGACCGGTTAAAGCATGCGCTTTTCATTCCTTGCGCGCCCTTTCGATTGCATCCTGCACGGCCTTGTTCTTCCGCTCAAGCTCCTGCTTTGCCTGCACAGCGATAATCGCATCCCGGATAACCGGGAAGGCGGATATCAGCGCCGTCAGGAGCCTGACCAGAAGCGCGGTCATTTCTTGCTGATGAGCGGCTTCAACGCGACGGCGCGCCCGTAGAGGGCGATTGCGATGCCGACGAGTTGCGCGGTCTGATCGACCAGACCGGCGACGCCCTCGGAGAAACCCTCGGTGACGGAATAGCCGAAGATGTTTGCCACGGTCGGAATCGCGGTGATGACCAGACCCCAGACGGTTTTTGAACCCAGTATGTTTTTGATCGTGTCCATAAAATTAAACGAGGTTGAGCTTGGTGAGAATCGACGAGCGGGAAATGATGTCGGCGTATTTTGGAACCGTCGCCTGAACGATGCGGACTTGCGGCCTGAATGTTCCGTCTCCGAATAGACTGGTTTTAACGTGCCCGGATATTTCTACGATGCTTTCCGTCGCCTTTGGGTCGGGAAAATACATCGTCGAAATGTCGGCAACGGCATTGTTCGCCTCGGAATCAATCTGCCCGTCGCCTATTTCCCACGCCGTGGTCGTGCGCTCGATGAAATCCACGTCAGCGGTCGAACCGTCGAAGGTGAAATAAATGTCCTTTAGCTCCTTAGCCGACAGGAAAAGACCAATGCGGAATTTGAAACTGTAAAATGAATCCGCCTCCAGGTTGACCGAAATTGCGTTTAGCGGCGTGTAAATTGCGCCGTTGGTAACGCGGATGGTGTTTCCCGTTGACAGGAACACTGTTTCCGTTCCTGCGCCATCAGCTCCTGCCGGACCCGCCGGGCCTGCCAGACCATCTGCGCCATCTGCGCCATCTGCGCCTGCCGGACCCTGATCGCCCTTTGCCCCCGGCGTAGAGATTCCACCGCCAGAGACGCCGCGAGCAGCCAATAGCTGCCAGCCCTTCGCCTTCTTGCCCGGCTTTTGGGTGTTCCCGTCCACCGTAGACGCCCAGCTTGAGCCGTTGAGTATCACGACATCCCCGCGTGAATAAACGGCCCCGGAGACCCATTCCCCGCGGAGGTTGAAGCTCGTCACGGCGGCAAACTTGGTCGCGAGCGCATCGATCATCGACCGCATCTCAGCCTTGTATCCCGACATCTCGCCGGAATAGCGGTCCAGCCCGGCTTTCAGTTCTTCGATTTTCGCATCGCTCTTTTTCTCAAGCTCGGCGCGGGTTTCTTCGCTCGCGTCGAATTTCTGATCACGTTCGGCGACCAGCGCCTTGGCGTCGGCGAGTCCGGATTGAAGTTGCCGCAAGGAAACATCCATCTGCGCGCCCATCTCATCCAGCCGGCGAATGATCGCGCCTTGGTTCTCGCTCAGGACTCCGTAATTCAGAGCCTTGATGCCGTCAATCGCCGCGCGGAGTGCCGACAGCGCCGAGTCCTGCGCGCCTTTCGTGGCCGATAGCGGTGCCTGCTGCGCGGCAAATTCCGCCTCAATGCCGGCGAAGCGCTTCTCCAGCTCGCCGATGTTCGCCATCAGCGCGAGAATGCGAGCGTGCGCCTGTTCTGTTTGCAGTTGCAGCATGGTCAGTCGGTTGATTCCTCGCCATACCGCGGGCCGTCAATTCCGCCCGTGCGCACTTCTATGCCCGAGAGCAAGAAAATCGCAATCTGCTCCTCGGTGAAGCTGTGGCAGTAGTAGCGGCGGGAGTTGGGGTCGGGGTTGCCGTCCTTGTCGCAAGTTTCAGCGGCGGTGGGGCCGAGCCCGCATTGGGGGTCTTCACCGACATAGGAGCCCCCGTTCTCGCTTTTGAAGGCTTCAAGAAACTGCTCCCACTCGTCTTTATTTTGGAAGATTACGAATTGCATTAGTGCGCTCCCATTTCCAGTTTGAGTTGGGCAAGTTCCGAGGAGGACAGGACGCGGCGGAAGACGGCGGCGGCGAAGATTTCTCCGTCCAGTTGCAAAGATGCGTTGGTTCTTAAGCCAATACGCAATGCCAAGGTATTCGTTGGGTTCGTTGTGGTGTTGTCATCCCCAGTATTCCTAACCCCATCAATCGCAGCTATTACTTTTTTAGGTGCATCGCCACTTCTTGAACCAGAAGCCAAAAATGCCACACTGGACGTATATGCCTGAGCTGATCCAATAGATGCAATTCCTCCGGTTCCAGAAATAAGCATAAGCGAAGATAACGTAGCACTGCTGTGTCGAATTTCCCACCCGTCCACCGCATTTCCAGTAGTCTTTGTAACGAACACCTCATTCGCCGTGGGGGTGCCATGATGTCGCCCAGCGAATACAATGGAAAGGCTATCGTTTGCCCCAAAGTTCAACAACGCATGATTCGCCACCTCCAGATACTTACTCGCAAAGTTCAGCAGCAGCGGGCGATCCACCACCACGGTTTTCGGGCCGCTAGTAGCACGATTCACGGTCCACGTCTTACTGTTCAGTGTATCGACATATTGTGTTTGCGTTGCACCAGAGGAAACGAATCGAGCAACCTCAACAGCGGTCTTTGAAACGACAATCAGCTTCACCGACTTCAAGCCAAACTGCGTCATCGTGTTGCCAAATGTGGCAATCCCGCCGCTGGCAACGACTGTAGCGGTAGCTTGAGTGTTATCCAGATAGGTTACAGTGAAGTCGTAGGTGTCATCAGTAAGCGGCACCGTAACGTTGTTGTTGCTTGTGTTCGGAAAATACACATACCGCTCCCCCGTGAACGGCAGGCGCACCGGATCGGCGGTGTCCACACCTACACTGTTGCCGAAACGCGCATTGCCTACGCCAGAGCTGACGAGGTTCAGCAGCGAATCCGTGGCGGAGTCATAGACCCGCGCGTCCCAGTAGCCGACGGCCTGCTGTAAGAGCGTTGACCGGATCGGTGGTCTCGGTATCAGGATTTGCATCACGCCGGGTTGTAATTGTTGTTGATAGCGCCGTAGATTTTCACGCCGTCGGAAACAAAGGAGATGACGTCCGTCCGGCTCCCGGTAGTCGTCAGCGTCGGCGCGGTCCCGAAAGGCCAGATGACCGACGCCGGGAATGTAACCGTGCGCGATCCCGTGGCGTCTTGACGCACGAAGAGGATGAACGAGCGACCGGCGAGACGGGCGATGGACGCTCCGCCTTCAAACGTGAACGTGTGCCCGACCTGATTAAGCGTCACCTGCGCCACGGGACGCGTAAACGGCGACCAGTCGAGCGCGGCGGCAGTCGTAATCGTGTGCAGGTTCGGCTCGGAGAGATCCGTTCCACCGCCGCCGGCAGAGGCTCCGCGAGCAGCAAGAATCATCCAGTTTTTCGCGCCCTTGCCCGGCTTCTCCGAGTTGTCGTTGACGAGTGATATCCAGCTCGTGCCGTTCAGCGAAACGACGTCGAGTTTCTGATAGGTCTCGCGTGCATCCCAGACTCCGCGCGGGTTCAGGCTCGTAGGCGTCGCAAATTTGCGGATCGCGGCTTCAAGCTCCGTCTTGATCTTGTCGCCCTGCTTGCCGATTTCCGCCTTGATCGCGTCAAAGCGCGAGGCGAATTCGGTGAGATCATCATCCCGCTTTTTCGAGAGTTCGACGCGACCTGAATCGGCGGCGGTGATCTTTGAATTGAATTCTTCGCGGACGGAATCCAGCGAAGCCTTGACCGCGTCGAATCGCGCGGAAATTTCCTTGATCGAAACATCGACCTGGCCGGCAACGGCATCGAGCCGCGAGGACACGGCGCCTAGGTTGTTGTCGAGCACGTGGAAATTCAGCGCCTTGATCCCCTCAAGGGCGGCACGGAGCGCGGCAATGGCGGAATCCTGTGCGCTCTTGGCGGCATCCAGTGGCGAGGTCTGCACGGCGAATTCGTTTTCGATGTGCGCAAAACGGTCGTTAAGCTCGCCCAGCTTTTCGGCGAGCAGCAGGATTTCTTCGTTGAATGCCGTGATTGGTTTCTCGCTCATGTTAGTTCAGGTTCTTGAATGCCGCCTCGATGTTCTTTGCGCCGTCCTTGGTATCTTTCATACTCGTCAAAAGTCGGTTCAGCCGGGTCATGCGCCTGCCGGCAGCTTCGAGTTTCGCCGCACGCCGTGAAGCCGGACCGTTGATCAGTTCGCGCACGCTCGGAGGCGTTGCCGCGCTGAGTTCATCGGATTCTCCGTTGTCTTCGGGTTCTGCGCGCACGATTGATTCCGCCTGAGCATTGGCCGCGTCCTCGCCGGCTTTAACGCCGATGGCCGCAGCGGACGCCGGAGTCGATGGCAACTGCTGCACCGGAAGGCGGATGGCGGTTTCCGGGATGCTGCGCTCGGCGGCGAGCTTCGCGATAAATTCAGCCTCATCCGCAATTTCGGTCAATGTCGTGAACGCGTCGCGCCCGTTGTCAGCGGCAATCTGCTGGAGGCTCTTGGCGCCCTGCCGGTTCTCGTTCATGTCGGCCTGAGACTCGCGCCCGGTGTCAATGGTCAGGCGAGGCGGGAAGCGGAAGGCGCCACGAGTTGCGCGGACGATCGACTGCTCGAAGGTTTCGCCGGATTTACGCGGAGGCGCCGGGATTTCCTCGCGCGCGATGGCATCGAGGATCACGGCATTGCGCACCGGATCGAGTATCTTGTCGGTAAGAATGCCCTGGTGCCGCGCGTTGACGCGGTCGGCTTGCGCGAACTCGGCGCGGACGGACGGTCCCTTGAAATCCTGTGTTCCCCAGAGGACGCCGGTCGGATAGCCACCGAGCCCGAGCGCGATCTCGTGCATCAGCGTCTGCACGAACCCACCGAAGGCGGCGCCAGGACGCGACGGCATGACCTCCACTTTGTCGCCGGTGTAGAGGTATCGGATCGTGCCGATGTTGCTTTCCTCCTGCTTCGGGAGTTCGCCGTTTGCACCCGGAAGCGCGTTGGAATTGGTGAACAGATTGCGCGGGTTCGCCTGCCCCTTTTCAGAGAATACGAGCGCGGCCTGTTGGCTCGCGAAGTTCACGCCGGCTTGCTCGGCATCCAGAATGTTTTTCAACATCCGAGCCGTTCGCGCGACCGCGTGAAAGTCCGTGATGCCGCGGTATTGATCGGCGCGGAACGGGTCAAAATAGTGGAAAAACTGCGATGCCGGGATATCCTCCGGGTCGATATACGAGCCGTAGGTATCGACGCGAAAGATCCGGTAAGCCTCGGGGCGCCCGATGCGGTCGGTCAGCACTCCGGAGAAATACATGCGCCCATCGGTCAGATCCGACGTTGAAACCTCGTTCGGGTTTCCGATGCGATCACCGGGAACAACTTGCAGCTTCAGTTCGTCCCCGATGCGGCGAAGCACGAACCCGCAGTCTCCATAGCTCGGGCGCATCTCGGCGGCGAGCTGGATGAGCTTCCGAAACGAATGCCGCCCCGTGGCGTCGGCCCGCTTGCACCAACCGTGGAAATAATCGGCGATGATCGCGTCGTAATCCCGGTCCCCGGTTGCCGGTGCATACTCGGTCGGGGTTAAAAACGTGCCGTAACGGGAAATCACTGCCTTTGCCAGCGGGAAGTTCTCCACGAGATCCAGAGCCTCCCACATCATCGTGATCCGGTTGCGCGCGACCTGCGTGCTCTCCGCCGGTTGCCCGAAGGTTTTCGGCGCATACATGCGATCCGCGCGCGCGGCTTCGTAGGCGAAAAGGTGCCGCTGGATTCGTGATTGCAGCCGCCGGAGTCCGTAGCTCGGAGCAACCGCGGCGATGGCTCGCTCTAAAATGGGTTGATTCGCGACCAGTTCGGAGATTTTCGGCGGCTGCATAAGTGTCAAAGTCCGGTAAAGGAAACGTGCGTGACGTTTGTCGAATCGCCGGCCTCGTAATTGATCGCGTCAATCAACTGACCGAGCGTCTCCTTGACGCGTCCGAGATCCGAGCGGATGAGCGAGCGCCCGTTCAGGGTATAGGACTGCGAGGTCGCAAGCGCGCGAATGGCGCTGATATAATCAGCCTTGAGAATCTCAAGCGTTGCGAGATCCAAGCCGAGAAAAGGATTTGACGAGCCAGCCATACAAAGCCGGATAACGTCAAAAGGTTAATCGGCGCGCTCTCTTTCCTCGTCGTCGTGATAGACGCCGTCAATAGGCTTTTCGTCGGTCAACTCGAAGTCAAAGTGCCCGTTTTCGCTTAGATTGCACCAGCTTACATGCCAGATTATCCCGTCGCGGCGGACCGTGTAGCTGGTGATGATCCCGGTAATGTCGCCATCGACTCGGAGCCAGACTTGCTCGCCGATGCAAAATGGTAGTTTCACGCAATAGCGCGCGCCGTCAATTCCATGCTAGGACAGGAGCTTCAGCGCCGTTCGAAGCTGGCAGGTGCGCCAGATTTTGCCGTTGACCGTGATTTCAACTTGGTTTGTCCGCCCGTTGACTGCGCGCCGGATGCACCATTCGACATCGCCGGATGTTCGGTAGGTTTTGCCGGTGCGCAGGACGGTGCCCCGTGCGTCGAACAACGCGCGTTTTCGGAGCGTATCAGCGTCAGCTTCCCGTGGTTGCCAGGCGGCGGCTGATGCGATCCCGCGTTTTCTGCCCAGATCGCGCCTGCTATTACGGTTTCTCATGTTTGACCGGACGGCATATTGAGGTGTTCGGCGAAGAAGTGTCGCCGGTGATTCGGATGCGGAGACGCCAAGCGCACGCGTCGAGGTTCATCAGCGCGTAGCCCTGCATCACCTCCATACGTTTCGCGAGGTCACTGCCGCGACCGGGCTTCACGTTGTTGGCGGACATCTCCGCCCATGTGTGCCGGTAGGCGTCAAACTCCGCGATCGCCTCCTTGAGTTCAGCGATCTCACGCATCAGCTCGCGGTCGATTTTGGCGAAGCGAGCGCGGTGCATGTTGTCGAAGGTTCCATCATAACAGCCGAACAAATCGCCACAGACCAACGCCGGGGATTTGGGGTTTTCGGGTATCGTTTCAGCAGGATTTTCTGGCATGGTAGTAGAAGGGTTTTGCTTGCCGGCTCCCCGGCGTGGCTGATCTCAGGAGTTCGGCGGAAAGATTGAGAGGTCCACGAAACGCGGGTCGCCAAACGCCGTAAATATCAGCGTCCACACCTTGCGACCGTGCGGCTTCACTCCGGGGTTGCCGTGCTGCTCGGCTAGATTTTCGCACGCGCCGAGGATTCGTCGGACGAGGTGCTCCGGCTCGGAAGCCTTGTCGGTCCACGGCACCGCCACGAGATCAAGGTCACGCGTGAAGCTACCGTGCATGGCTACCGCATAGCCTTCCTGCCACGCCAGCAGGCGCGTGATTGTGAAGATTCGCGCATAGTCAGGGTCGATGATCCCATACGCCGAACCCCCGGCGACACCCAACGCGGACTTGGCCGATTTCTGTTTGCTCATGGTGATTGGTCGCGTGGGTGCCCCGGAACGTTCGGCGAAGAGGTCACTTAGTTGTCGCGGGAATTAGCTCCACGTCGTCACACACGCGGCCCGGTTCCGCGCTCACGCCGGCGCAGTATGCATACCATACCGAGCCATCCTGTTTTTTTATGATGTAGTGCCCGCTTTTGTCGGGCACCATAGCGACCTGCGCACCCGCATATTTCTTTTGCACGGCACTTCTGCCGCGAGCATCTGAGCATCCGCACAGAATCGCCGAACAAATCGCCAGTGCCAAGATGCACCAGCGGACGTTTTTAGTGTTTTTCATAGAGTGATATGGTTTGGTGCATCTGGCACATCTCAGGAGTTATGCGGCTTCACCAGTCCCACCTTTCTGCTGCCGCCAGCATCTTATCTTCGTTCCGCATGATTGCTTCGTCGGAACCGTATCGGTGGACGAACGCGATGCGTGCCCTCCATGCCCAATATACCGATTCGGAGCAAAGCCGCATAACCAGCCAGTGCAGCGAACGGCGCGATTGCGTCTCTCGTGTTTTCATATGGTTTTCGTCGCGCCGTCGCTGACCGGCGCGATATGCGGAGGCGTTTCGCTGCGCCAGTTGCAGTCGAGCGAGAAGCACGCGAAGAAGCTCCCGCGTTTCATGTTCTCCATCCAGAATCCTTCGTGTCCGCATTTTGGGCACGTCACCATGAAGTGGTCTTTACAGACCTTCCATCGTTGCTTGGTGCAGCTTGGCTTTAGCTGGCGTTCGTTCTCACAGAAGAGACAGACGCCTAACCACGGGTCAGAGCCAACGACCATAGCGGCCACTGGTTTTTCTAGGGTCTGTATTTTATTCGTTTCCATTTTGAAATTCGCGCTATGGTCGCGGCTCATCCCGACCGTTCGGCAAGAAGAGGTGAGCGTCATCGTCCCACTTGGCGATTGCCTCCCCTGCAATTTCTAGGATGGCTTGGTCTTCCCCGCACACGTCGCCGGGTAGCTCTGCTGTCGATTCCCACGGTGCCCAAACCCCGGACCATTCCGGCGTGGCTGGCCGCGTTATCACCACAGTCGGAAGGATGTCACCGTTTCCGTGGTGGTAGGTGCCGCGTGCGAGCTGGAAGCCTCGCTCGTTGAGCAGTCGGGCAAAAGCACCGAACAAATCGCCCGAGCCAAGATGCACGGGCCGTCCTTTCTCGGTGGGTTTATCTGCGGTGTTGCTCATGATGTTTTCCTCCGTGCATCTGGCTCATCTTTGGTGTTAGCGAGACACAGACACATCCGCGTCCGGGTTGGCCTCGCACGCCTCAAGATACCGCTCCAGCCACGGCAGGAAGTTCTTGTAGAGCCCCCAGCCGTTCGGGCTGTTGTGCTTCTCGAATCGCGCCGGGTCGGCCTTCATCTGAGCGATCCCGTTGCGCAGCGGTTCGATGAGTTGAGCGGCTTTCGTGATGCCGATTTCCTCGGGTCGCCAGCACGCTTCGTAGATTCCGGCCTCGCGAGCCATAGCCCCGAGGTTGTGTGTGATGTTCGCATCATAGACCGTCGTGGGACGGACTGCGGTGAGTGTTACGTCTAAGCTCATATTGTTTTCGTGAGGTTAAAAATCGCTAACAAGATGCCAGAGCCAACGGCGACAAACGCCCGTCCGGCTGGCGAAGCTCAGATGCGCCGTGGCTCATCATCGGCGTTAGGAAAAATATGAAATGGCTCGCTTGGCTGCACTCGCTGGAGTGTCGAAAGGCTCGTCGGCCATATCGAGGCTCCCGTTATCCATCATTGAACACGGAAACCACTTACCGTCTATTAGCGCAGCGCCGGAGGAGTGAACATCTGACCAGTGCCACCACACGCGCTCATCCTTGCTCCATACGTATCCCTTGGGCTCCATAAAGACGGAGCCTAACAAATCGTTACAGACAAGCCCCTTCGCTGTTACGTCGGCTGATGCGGTTGGTTTATTTTCAGTGGTCATGCTAGGTATGGTTCAGGTTTTATTCGGGGCTGTCTGATCTTTGGTGTTAGCGGCAGAAGCGTTTCGTGCGTTCATCGTCTTCATCGGGGAAGAGTCCTTCCGCTATCAGGCAGCGGCAGATTTGCTGGTGGTCGAATATGCTGCCGCCCTGATGGAGCAGCTCGCCGCGTTCGGACTTCTCCCAGTCATACGCCCACACGATGGTTTCGTGCCCGCGAGTGCTGCCGCAGTAGGTGTCGAACGTGCGTTCGATGGTTGAGACGAAGAAACATGCGTCCTTGTGCCACACGTAGGATTTCCAGACGGGCACGTTGGGGCGTTCGTCCAGACGCGCTAACAAGGGTCCAGAGCCAACGGCGGGACTGTCCGGCGTGCCCGCGTCAGCGGTGGGTGTAGGTGTGTCTTGCATTTGGAGTCAGTTGAGGTTCTCGCCGTGGCTCATCCCCGAGCGTTAGCCGTGGCGATGTGCTCGCGGATCGCCAGCCATTCCAGCCATTCGGTGATTTTCACAGACTGTGAAATGTGTTGTCCGTTTTCGAGAATATACACAAATCGCATGTTTTCTGAATCCCATGATACATGTGTAAGAATCCACGCATTTGGGCAGAACCTTTGGCAGAAGCCTTTTGTTTCATCGTGCGCTAAGTCTTCCCACGACGAAAGAACGGCTAACAAGGCGGTTGTATTCATAGGTTTATTTTCCGGGACTCTGCGAGTCACCTTCGGCGTTAGGACTCCAATCCACGCGCTTTAGTTTTCGGACGTTTCAAGAGATCGGCCATCACGTTCAGCGGGGCGGCGTTGGGAATCCTCCCCTGCTCCCAGCCCTCCACTGTGCGGCGGGAGACTCCGCACGCTTCCGCGAGAGCGTCCGTGCTCAGAGTGAGCGCCTCGCGCACGGCTTTGATCCCTGGACCGTAGTCCATTACATCCCCGCCATCGGCGAGGATTACAGGTATGCCGTAGCTGCTGCTGGGATGGTTGCAGGTGATTTTCACGTCCGCACCCCGCGTTCAGTCATCTCGATTTCGAAGCGCCCCCCTAGATGCTTTAGGAGCTTAGAGTCTATCTCATCCAATGCTCCGTCGTAACCGTTGATAATCCGGTCATCAGCGAAGTCCGAAGCGAATGTCCAAACCTCCGAGTCGCCGGAGCTACGGAAGTAAAGAGATCCATCGGAATACACGTAATAGCAGCATTCCCCCTCACTGAAAGCACCTTCCGCTTGTTCAAAGATTCCCCGGCCCCCTGTCCATTTTTCGAGCTGGTCGACTTCCGCTGCGTCGAGGTTTCTTTCGAGTGATACAAGGGTGTTTTGGATGCGCGCTTTGGAGGCGAGAGGGAGGGACTCGCGGGTGAACCCATTGAGCGCGGGATCGTGCTTGATTACGGTTTCGAGGATTTCGTTGAGGGTTTTCATGTTGGTTTTTGGTTTGGAGGTTTTTCGCGGGTCGGGGTGACCTTTGATGTGCATGGGTGTGCGCATGGCTGCGCAGGTTGCAAGCTTTATTTACGCTTTTCTGCGTATTTCTTTTGTCCTGTTGTGCTCGTCATAGCTTCGCCCTTACTTTTGCCCAGTATTTGACCGTTGCCGGCTTTTTCCATCCGTTGGGACCGCCGTTCCAGATCCGGGCGCGATCTTCGTCCGTGACCGGGCGCCCGATGCGCTTCTCGGTCGCGTAGTGCCCGAGGTAGATCCGGCACATGGTCGCTGCCAGCGCCGGGTCAAAGGCGTCGGCATGCCGGTAATTCGTGCCGGCGATCCGGTTGACGTCAACCACGACGCCGGCGTGGATCTGGAGGACTCCAAACGCCTTGCCACCGTCGCCGATGGCTTGAGCGTTGCCGGACGATTCGGCCGCGATCAGGGCGGCGAGCAGGAGAGATGTGATCATGGGTGTATTTGTTGGGGTTTTTCTCGGCGTTTATCGCTTCGATGCACTCACCCTATTATCTTAATTAATACCCTGTCAAACCTTTCCGGCCGATTTCCAAAAATAATTTCAGCCCTCTTTTTCGAGCGTGAAGCGCACGATCCCGGCGATGATCGCGACGGCGACCATCATTGCGCTCGTGTCAAATCCGTGATTCGCGTTCTGCTTCACTTCAACCCATTCCCAGACGCCGGGACGGACCTCGCGCTTCTCCTCGGCTTTCAGGTGCTCAGGGTAGAGCGGGTTCACGTTCTTCGGCAGCTTCCATTTGAAGCCGCGACCGGAGGCAGCGTTGGCGACGATGTCCTTGCAGTGATATGAGCTGAACTCGTAGAACGGCGCGGCCTGCTGTCCGATGTTTGACCAGCGCGGGTCAGAGTGCGGATAGTTTTCGAGCAGGCCGTTCGTATCGTTGCGAAGAGTCCACGTCTTCTTCTTCTGCCCCATCATGCCCTTCCAGCCGTAGCGGATGCAGTCCTGATCCACTTGGTTCGGCTCGTAGCGCCGGTCCTGAGCGACGGCGATATCCGGAACGCCGTAACGCTGCTGGATGGACCGCACGCTCTCGATGGTATCGACTGCCCCGAAATAAAGCTGTGTGTAAGCCGGTTCCGCCGTCCATGCACCGACCTCGACCCACCATCCGCGCTGCTGCCGGTCCAGGATCATGAAGCGCGCGACCTCGTCCGGGATCTTCTCGCCGTTCCAGTAGGTTTCGACGGAATAGTCGGAGTCAGTGCCGGTGATCGTGATCGTCTGCTTTTCCTCGACCCAGCCGCGCGCCTGCCGCTTCTGCTTGAAGACGCGGCGCGCGTCGGTGGATCCGGTCTTGAGGAATTCGTTTTCCGCCTCGCAAAACTGTTCCGCCAGCAGCCGCATGGGTCGGGTGACGATCGCTTCGAAATGGAACGATCGCGAGTCTGCCGGCGCGCCGGGGTTCTGCGGAATGTAGCGCCCTGTCTTTTTCCAGTGTTCGCGCGTCCGGTCGGTATCAGGCACCTCGTGCGCGCAGTGCGGACAACGGAAGCGGGCGGATCTGCCGGCGGCGCCCACGTCCCATGACCGATCATCCCGGCGAGCGCTTGCATCCCATACGACACCGGCGCGAGATTTTCCGTCCGCAGACTCCTGATCAAACGCCAGAATGTATTCCTTACGACACGCCGGGCATTCCGCGCCCCATTCAGCCATGTGACCGGCTTTCCATGCCACGTCGGAAACGTCGTCCTCCCAGCCGCCTTGTGAGATGTTGAGCACTTTGCTCGTGCCCATTTCCTCGAACTTGGTCACGCGCCCAATGGCTTCCTTGTAAATATTCTGCCACTTCGGATGCCAAATTTCGTCATTTATTTTAAACCTGATGGACTGACTCTGCTGGTCGGATAGATTCGCCGAATTCAGGACCATGAAGAATCCGCCGAAATAGACTTCTGTGATCGTCCGATTCGGTCCCGGACGAGGCAGCAATGCAGCCACCGGCGCGCAGCGTTCCATGATCGGGTTCAGCCGCGTCTTGGCGTGCCGCTCAACCATGTCGTCGGTGTGCATGGTCCAGGAGATCGGTCCCGGAGAGTTCACAATCAGCCACGGCACCCAGACATCGGCGATGAGCGTGCCGCCGGACTGAACCGCCTTTGATACCGTGACCGTGCGGATGGACTCGTCCTGCAGCGCATCGAAGATCGGGATCAGCCACGGGGAGAGGTGTGCGTCGAAGTGCCCCGGAATTGCGTAGGACTCAGGCAGGATGATGTGCTTGCGCGCCCATGCGTAGATCGCCGAGCGGTCGGGAGGCGTGCGCTTGAACGCTGCCCATTGCGCGGCGATTGCCGGTAGGTCTGGTTTCTTTTTCCGATCCTTCACTTGCCGGGTGTCCATTCATTGAGAGAAGTGTTGCAGACTTCCCAGACTTCGTCGTGGATCATTCGCGCCTCAGCCCGCGCCGACACGATGTCCTTGCCGAGCAGTCGCACCGGGACTTCCGTTTCGATCTTTTGGGTGAGAAGTTGATTGAGCCGCGCGGCAAATTTCTTAATGAAATCGATTTGATCCGGGAGCGCGACGACCTCGCCCTTGGTTTCCGAGAGCCGGATCTGCGCCATCTCGGTTTCGGCCTTCAGCTTTTCGAGCTTTACAGCGTGGAGTTCTCCGCCGGACCGGGCGTTCATTTCCCGATAATACCGGAACATGCCCTGGATCGTCGGAGTCAGGAGGTATTGTGCCTTGACCGGTGGCGGAAAGAAGCCGGCGTCCGCGAGCTGCCGGTGCCGACGGTCGGTCAATCCGGTCAACGCGACGAGCGCAACGGCAGAAATCGTAGATGGTGATTCAGCCATCAGTGACTTTCTTCAGGACCATCCCGTATTCGTTATTTCCAGAGGGTATTTCAATCCCCGGTTTGCGGATGAGCTTGTTGTTCTTGAATGGTCGATAATCGACATGATGCTGCCAGCGGCCCCACTTGCGGGTGATCGTGCAAACGTCCGGGTGCTGGCGCTGCAATGAACGAGCCATTTCGAGACGACCATCAAAGCCAGAATTCTGCTTGTATAGCTCATCCGTGTTGCCGCCTTTCATTGTCAATGTAGCAGATTTATTTTGCATGAAAGCCCAAAATTGAATTGTGCACCATCCGTCCTTCAATACCCTCAATGATAGATCAGTATCTTCATTATATCTTCCGCGCCAGCGATATGGGATGGAGTTCTTTATCAGGATGCATGAATAAATTCGGGTATTCGTTAAAAATGGGTGTTTCTCAAATGATGTGGTCGCCCTGTTACCGAAAAAAACATATGCAGGACCAGATAGCGCGACGTTTTTATATCGCCCTACAAAATCCTCCATGGAATTAAATATAGCACCATCTCCAACCCGTAATCTTTCTGACTTATTTTGCCTTGCGAATCCCTTTATATTGTCATCCATGATCCAATGATGCTCGTGCCCCTCCGAAATCGAATGCTCCCATACCCAGTTGCGCGCCGGGATTGAGCCTTGCCCCAAATTGGAAAACGGAAGGACGAGGATTTTTTCTTTCGGAATCACTGCTGCATATTGCTCGTATTCCTGCGGTTCAATAACGATCCGATAAGGGATGCGCATTTGTTCCAGCGATCTGCTCGTGTATCTGCTCTCCCATCGCCCCTTGCTTATTATATAAATCGGGAATCTCGGATTCATTCTGCGCCCTCATAAACTATGCCCTTTAGATCCCTGCGTTCTTGCGGCGGGTGCCATATCGATTTTGTTTTGATGCTGATCGATTGCCTGATGGTTCTCAAGAAATCATCCACATCCGATTCTGTTTTGAAATGAACGATCAATGATCGGCATGCTTTGGGTTCATTGTCAAACTCCGGCATTCCCTCCCATTCAGCATTCGGATCGTTGATTCCCTTTTCCGTAAATTGCGACATCAATCGCTCAAGCTCCATGTCCGTAAACCCGGTCAGCTCCATGTCCAGCGCTCCGGTGTCGAGTTCTTGCAATAAATCTTTGAGTTCCGGCATGTTCATCTCAGCCAGAGAAGCCAGCCGGTTGTCGGCGATCAGGTCGGCAAGTTCCTCGTCAGCGTTCTTGTAATCCTGAAGGTCAACCGGAGCCTCTTTCAAGCCGGCGAGCTTTGCAGCTTCCAGTCGCCCGTGCCCCTTGACCACGAGGCCGCTTAACTTTGAAACGACAATCGGCGCACGCCATCCTCCGGCGCTGATAATCTTTCCGAGTAGTTCGAGCTGCGCAGCCGGGTGTTTGTTCGGATTCCTAGGGTTAGGCTTGAACTTTTCCAGCTTTTCTTTCTTATCCTCA